TTTGCAAAAATCTTATAAAATCTTATAAAATGTGGATTTACAATAATAATGTCACACCTGACACCCCTGTATTACACTTTTGAAAGGTAGGTTTTCTATGGAATTCGGTATTGTAGGTATCAAGTCGTTGATTGGGCAGAGGTCTAAGAAGTCCGGCAAAGAGCTGAATGCGTACATCCTGCATCTGGTGCGGGACAATCCCCGCGATGAAGGTTTGCAAGGCCATGAAGTCCGCCAGCAGTTCGTTGACGCCAATCTCATGGCCGAGGACATCAAGAAGCTGGGCGGTTACTCCATGCTGGTGGGCGCTCGCATTGATTTGAGCTATGACGAGGGCGGTTTCGTGGATTCTATCCGTGTTCTGCCCAACGTTCCTGCCAACAAGTGAAAGGCTCCCTGCAAGATAACACGTTTGTAGCTGTGAAAGGATGTGGGTTGGTTTGGCTACAAAAGTTAAAACGCTGCGTCTGCCGGAGGACGTCTGTCAGACGGTGGAATCATTCCCCGGTGAGAACTTCACCGAAAAATTCGTTGCTGCGGCCCGGCTGCTGGGCCGTGACCGGGAAAGGCTGATTAAAGAGAACGCCATTCTCGAGGAAAAGCGCAAACAGCAGTATGTAAAGCTGTGCGACATGGACAAGCTGCTGCGCAAGCGCGACAACATCCAGCGCGGGCTGGAGGAAATTGGTTGGAGGATGTCCGATGTGGTTCATACTTGCAGGACCGTGAGCGAAGCTGTAAACGAATGGACCGCACAGGACACTTCAAATAAAGACGCTTAGGACTATGGTTGGAAAGGAGGTCGTTTGTTATGGTTCCTATGGTTATGCTTGGGGCGGAGGGTGGTGCGGATGCCGCATCCCTCGTTACCACTGTCACCAATATGGCAGGTAATATGCTCACTATGATGGCCGCGAACCCGATTCTGGGTATCTTTATCGGTGTTCCCATTGTTGGTGCAATTGTCGGCGTTGTCGGTATCCTGATGCGCCGCCGTCATTGATCTCTTTTCCCTATAGCAAGGCGTCCCGCCCTTCCCTTCACCTCAGGGCAGGGCGGGACGCTTCTTTTATATGTCGGGGTAACTCTCTGAGTCAGCGCTGGCTTATGTGAGTTTATGGAAACTGTGGGTTCGATTCCCGCCCCCGGCACCATGTAATACAGATACAGCTTGCAGCGCGCTCTGATCGGCGTCGGCCAGGCGCGCGGGCTGTATGACAGATAGAAAAAGCCGCCATCACTGGCGGCCAGCATAATATTTCTCGATTATCTTCTTTATAAACTGCCTTATTTCAAAAACGATTGCAATGCATATTCCTATATAGAGGATATTGCTAGATATACCACCAACAATGACCGCCCATGCCTCAATAAGAGTTTTTACAAAATCCATTTTGCTCACCTCTAATATGATTCTACAGTAAATCTTGTATCATTTCAAGGGGGACTTCATGCTAAAACGTGTAATTTCGTTAATTTTGTGTTCCGCTCTAGTATTTAGTATTGCTTGTTTCTCCGCTTTTGCTGATGAATCAAACAACTATGATACTTGTATGCATGAATGGGAACAACCTATTGATCATTGGTATGGTATTCCGATTCCGGGAACCGATATAACATTTGGGGTTGATGTTGAGCGTTGTTCAAAATGTGGTTTGTATAAGCATACTGCCGACTTGTTGGTACTGAAATCGACTTACTATTCACCATTGCCTCCGCATTTGGATGGTATAGTTCCGTCTGAACTTATTACATATTGGCTTAATGTTTGGTATAACTTCTGCGGAAAAAATGCAACCCCCACCAAGGCCCCCTCCGGCATTGGCCGCAAAGACCTGCCCGGCTATGCCGACGACAACGGAACCGCTTTAGTTGATTCTTCCGGGCGGCTAACTCTTTCTACATATCACCTTGCTACATACTTTGACACAAGTATTTCTTGTAAGCACAAAACAAAAGGACAATCAAATTCTTCGTATTCTGGAACATTTGTTTGTGACCTTGAATCAAGCGAACCCGTTAATATTCAAGTTGAATCTGCTGATAGCAGGAACTTTGGTGGTACTGTTACTTTTGTATGGACATTCACGGCACCTGTGAACGGTTGGTATTCTCTTGCTTCACCTGTTAAGATTACTGGTTATCAAATAGATTCTGAAGGTGTAAGAAGCACACTCAATGGAAATTTTATTAGTTTATGGGAAAAATTCGGCTTTTCCGAAAAAACGTTTAAATGCTCGTCTCTTTCTGATAAAACGTATTTTTCATCTGGTACAAAAGTTGTACTTCAAATTACAGGTAATACATCATATAGGGATTTTTCTTATAATTCTGTTTCTGGCGTCTATAAAAATATTACCTGTATTGCTCCGATTATGGCGGTTGAGCCCGTATCTACAGTTGTAAATCAGCAAACCAACATCACTATTAACAACAACACATGGAACGGCAATATCTACGTTGACAACAGCACCAACCTTACTTACATTTATCCTCAGTACACCACCATCAACGAGAAAAACGAAACCGTAACCAACATTTCCAATACGCCCATCATCTATAACAACGAAACCAAGCAATACTACACCTACGACGAAACCACGAAAAACTATTATTACATTACTTATGTAACCAATCCTACACCTACACCATCACCTGTGCCAGAACCGTCCTCTACCCCCAATCCCAGTATCACGCCTTCCCCCACACCAACCCCGGGCGGCTCCGGCACCGGTGGCGGCGGGGATGTCTCCACGCCCGAGACCGGCAAGCCGGGCAACAGCTCCGGCTCCTCGTGGTGGGACAAGCTGCTTAGCAAAATCGGCGACGCCATTATAGACGGCCTGCTGGGTGCCGTCAGTGCCGTGCTCAAGCTTATCTTCAAGCTGTTCAGTACAATTTTAAGCTGGATCATCTGGGCAGTCTCCCGCGTATTCGATTTGCTGCCCTTCCTGCCGCCCGGCTTAGGCGGGCTATTGGTGGGCGGCGTGGTCGTCTGCTTCGTCATCGGCATTATCAAATTTATTCGGGGGTGACAATATGCGTAATACACTTTTGCTGCAGCTGCCAGGCATCCGGAAGATCTGTCTGTATTACATTTCCGCGTTGGTGCTGCTGCTCGGTCTGCTCATCGGCACGGCCTGCCCGGCCTACGCCGAGGAAACCGCAGATTCTTCCTCCAGCAGCACAAGCGACACCACCGACGACGATTTATCCCTCGGCGGCGACATCACGGACGCCTACGACAAATACGCGAGCGGTGTGGATTCCGGGCTGGACGACATCAAAGAGCAATATGACGGCGTAGTCAATGATTCCGTTCTCGGCTTTGTGGGCGCGTGTACCGCGTGGATTCCTGCCGATGTTTGGGTAGTTGTCGGGCTTTCCGTTGGTTCGCTGGTCGTGCTGGGCATTGTATCGTGGCTAAAGGAGTGAGCGTATGGAACAATTCACCGCTATCTTTACCGCTGTTCTCGGGCTGTTCCAACACAAATTTACACTGTACGGCTTCACGATCAGTTACTGGGACGTGCTGGTCTGGTGCCTGATTGCCGGTATTGTAATATCTTTTATAAAGGGGCTGCTGCTTGGTGACGAATAAATTTATAACTGCCCTGTGCGCCTGCCTGCTGTTCATCACGGCGCTGGCGTTTGGCATTCACGCGGAGGAATACGAAGATGCACCTGTTGAAGCGCCCCCTGCGGCGGTTGAGCCGACACCTGTGGAGGAAGCTCCGCCGCCTGCTGCGGAAGATGTTGCGCGTGTACCTGTGGAGATCGACGCTGACGCACTGGCCGAAGCTCTGACGCAGGCGTTGGCAACACCAACGCCCGACCCGGACGCGACGCCGGAGCCGGAACAGCCCACGCCTACGCCGCAAATCATCGTGATACAGGCCACGCCGGAGACAGCTCCAACGCCCGAACCGACCACGGCCCCCACGATCTGGGACAAGCCCTTCAACGACTACAGCCCCACCGAGGGTCTGCTGCTGGTTATCTTTGTGGCGCTGTGCTTCACAGCGCTGCTCATCTGGTTGAGGTAAAAACATGGTAGAACAATTCAATCAACTACTGGCCTTCTTCGGCATCACCGGCACGCCGCAGAACTTCGCGGAACTGGTGCCGTGGCTCGTCACGGTGCTGGCCTGCATGGCAATATTCTGGGGCGTTCTAAAGCTCATGTTCGGTATCATGCGGCAGATGAACCGCTGGAGGTAATATGTGGGGCCTGATTTTTACTGCCGGTGCTGTCATCGTGCTGGCGCTGTTCCCAGCAGTGCGGTGCGCCGTATTCCATCCGCTGCATGTGCTGTACTACGGCACACTGGACACATTCGACTATATCCGCCGCAAGCAATACAACTTGTGCCACACCGGTGACTTGGACATCTACTGCGGATACTTCGGCAGCGGCAAAACGCTGTCGCTGGTGCATAAAGTCACGGGCCTGTATGAACACTACGACGGCAAACCCGTCTGGTGCCCGCGCCGGAAGAAATTCGTCACGCAGCGTGTGCTGATACTCTCCAACGTGGCGCTCTCCGTGCCGTATGAACCGCTGCGCAGTCTGGCGCAGGTCGTGGCCGCCAGCAAAGTCAATCAGGACTACGACGACGAGCACGACACGCTGACCATTACCATTGCGTGCGTGGATGAGCTGGGTGTGCAGCTGAACAGCCGGTCTTTCCGGGACAATATAGACCCAACATTTCTGTCAACGCTGCTGTGCTGCCGCCACTACTACATAAGCCTGTACGGCTCGGCGCAGCGGTTCGGCCATGTAGACAAGCTGATGCGGGATGTCACGCTGAACGTCATCCAGTGCCGCAAGTTCTGGCGGTTGCAGTGTAATTCGTGGTACGACGCATGGGAGCTGGAAAACGTCACCAATCCCGAGCTCGTCCGCCCGCTCCGCCGCGGCTGCTGGTTCGTGCGCAATAAGGACTACAACGCCTACAACACGCTGGCCGTGGTGGACACCCTGCAGAAGCGCTATGACGAGAAGGACATGATGACCGAGGCCGAGATACTGGCCGCCCGTGCCCCTGCTGCTCCGACACCTGACGCGGTAACGAACCGAAGCCGGAAGGGGCGGAAGATACAGCGGAAATAGGTGGCGCTGCGGCGTGAAGGCTTTAGCCTACGCCGCAGCACCACCGCCGCCGTAATACACTTCCGTGTGTGCTGCCGCGTGCCGGTACGCCGATCAGAGCTTCTCCCTGTATTACAAAGAGGTGATTTGTATGACCTTAAACGAATTTCAAAAGCTGCTCGCCCCTCACACGCTGGTTTCCCTGTGGGCCGGGCCTTCCCTCATGCTGTGGGGCGGCGAAATAGAAGCGTGCGACTTTACGCGCTACGGTAACCGGGAAATTACCACCATAAACCTGTACAACCGCGACTATTACCGCGGCTTTCTGGTATACCTGCGGCCTCGCGGGTAGTTCGGCCCACCCAATTTATAAAAGTGGGCCGGATTGGCGGGTATGGGGCGCCTAGCCCCATGGTAGCAGCGCCTGCGCGGCGCTCACCTTCCCACGCCCGCAGCTGAAATCGCGCAAAGGCAAGAGCAGGGCCTTTCGGCAGCAGAAAACCTTTCTCTCTATTGGCCCCAGCGCCAAACCACCCACCTTCCCCCAGCAGCAACGTATAACGGCGCAAGAGTGCGAGAGCTTTTCCCCGCGTCCGCTCTCCCGGCTGCTGCTCTCTGCCGGAGTGCGTGTAGCTTCTCCTCGGCAAAGTCCCAGGCCCCGACCTGGGACATATAAAAAGATTCCTTAATCGTAAGTCCGGCCCCGCCCGGACGAATTGCGCATCTTTTGACCCTGTTAGGCGCAAGCGCCGCAGGCACCACTTTTGCAGTCGTCAGTGCAGGGTGTGCAGGAGGTGCGCAGTGGCAGGGCCGGGGTCAGGGCCTTGCGGTCAGTAGGTTCTGGCCCCGGCACTGTCACGGAGCTGCTCCGGAACACTCGGAACGGACGCAGACAACTCTTTCCCGGGCCGCCGCTCTGCCCGTTCCCCGCAACAATAAGCTAAAAGACGAGGCCCCGCGCCTCGCCAAAACCCCCGTACTGTAGCACGGGGGTACAACTCCACACATACTTAGCCGAAAACTGCCGTTTTCTGTTTTAGCAACGCAATTTTTGAGAGGTGCAAAAATGTCGCAGAGTGAAAACAAGAAAGCAGGCCCTCACGGTGCAACAAGAATCCTTGTTGACTACTTCTGTTTTACAGTCTCCGTCAGCGAGTTCCAAGAGCACGACGAGACCGAGGAAAAAGCCGTGTACCTGCCTCAACGTATCGAAAAGAAGTTCTACCTGTCCGGGCTGGAATTCCAAGACCGGCGCGGAATGTACGGTTATGCCTATGCCCGCTGGTATGATGGCATCGTCTACGCCTACGGCAGCAGCGACACAATCTATATACAGATGTCCGGCACAGGTTGCCGAACATGGGAAACCACACACCCGGGCCTAACGTGGGAGAAGTGGATTCAATACTTGCAGACTACATACGCGTCGCTGCACATAAGCCGCTTGGATATTGCCTGCGATACCTTCGGCAAGTTGAAGCTCAAAACCGTGCAAGCCTACACCCGCGCCGGGCGGTATATCTCCCGCTGGAAAACCTACCTGATCCAGGAGGGCAGCAGTGAAATGTCCGTTATCTGGGGCAGCAGCAAGTCAGACTTCCGGCTGCGCATCTACGACAAGACGCTGGAACGGCAGGTCAAGGGCAGCGTGGACGCCGATAAAATCCCGAAAGACTGGGTGCGCTGCGAGTTCCAGCTTCGCAATGATGCCGCCGCGTCCTTCATTCGCAGCTGGCAATCAAACGGCAGCATCGGGCTTACCTTCATGGGGATTATGAAAAATCAGCTTCTATACGTTTCCCAGTACGACGGCAAGAACCGTGACCGTGCAACGGTTGCGCCGTGGTGGGCGCGGCTGCTGGGGGACGCCGAGCAGATCCGCATGGCCTACGACGCGGGCAAGGATTACAACTTCGACAGTCTGAAACGGTACATATTCCATCAGGCGGGCAGCAGTATAAAAGCGTACCTTGCCATTATGGACGGCGACTTCGGCCCGCTGCTGCAGGGCGTGCGCATGGCGGCACTGAATGACCGGCAGACCGAGTTGATACGCTCGGCACAGGAACAGCGCCGGGAATGGCAGCAACGACAAATAGAATACAATAAGATGTGATAAGGGTTGGTTTTTGGAATGGGTGGACAGCATCTTACGTGGGAAAACCGTATAGCGATTGAATCGCTATTGAAGGCTAAGGTCAGCGCGTCGCAGATTGCGGCGGTGGTCGGGTGCAGCAAGCGCACCGTCTACCGCGAGATACAGCGCGGCCAGTGTGAGCAGCTGAACGGTACGACCTACGAAATGTATACCATCTACTCCGCCCAGAAAGCGCAAAACCGCGCCGATCAGATGAACGACCTGCATAAGGGCCGCCCGGTCAAGCTCTGCCCGGAGTTGGCCGCACATCTGGAAGATTACATAGGCACACAGCATTACAGTCCTGCCGCCGCTGTGCGGGAGATTCTGCTGCAAGGTCTGGCGCTGCCGCAGATTTCCGCTAACACAGTGTACCGCTATATCTACCGCGGGTATTTGCGTCTGTGCGGTTTGGATTTACCTGTCGGGCGGTACAACGTGAAGCAAAAGCAGGGAGAACAGCGCCCGGCAAAAGCCCACCGGAATGACCGCAGCATTGACGAACGCCCGCCCGAGGTCGAGACCCGCGAGGATGTCGGCTTCTGGGAGATGGATACTGTCGTCGGCACCAGCGCCGGGCCGAGCCGCTGCCTGTTGGTGCTCACGGAGCGAAAGACCCGCTTCGAGATCGTCCGCGTACTGGAAAGCAAGACGGCCCGCGAGGTGCTGCGCGTCCTGCGGGAGCTTCGGCAGGAGTTCGGCGAGGACTTCCGCAAACTGTTCAAGACTATAACCTGCGACAATGGCTGCGAGTTTGCCGCCGTCAAAGAGATGGAGCAGTTTGCCCCGATCTACTACTGCCACCCCTACAGCAGCTGGGAGCGCGGCACGAACGAGAACCAGAACAAGCTCATTCGCCGCTTCTGCAAAAAAGGAAAAAGCATGGCCTGCGTCACCGCAGACCATGCCGAGTATATAACCCTGTGGATGAACAACTACCCCCGCCGTCTCCTCGGCTGGCGTCGCCCCGCCGACCTCTTGGCCGCCGAGTGCGCCGCTCTGGGTATAAAATTAGCCGTTTAGATTTGTGACATTACTATTGACAATTTGCCAAAATCTTATAAAATCTTATAAAA